TGCGCGAACTTGTTGTATTCGTGCATCTGCGCCAGCGAGCAAGACAGCAAATCAATGGTGATGCCATATTCCTCGGGGTTGCCATCATCTGAGATATCGACCTGAGTATTGGCAAACGCATAGGTCGGCTTTAAGGCGCCGTCGAACCAGCCGGGTAAGTCCGGCCCTTGTGGTGTCGATGCAGATGATCCGGTCGAAGCGCCAGTATCATCGTTGTTATTAACCACACCGCCATCGAAGTCGGCCAGCGGGTCGCCAACAAGATAGTAATGCAGGGTGCGCGTCGGTGTTGTGCCGGTAATCAGGGTGATGATACCGCGCGCGCCATTGGTAGCATCCTCGATTTCGTCACCAACACTGAAATTGCCAGAGTCACCAGATAGGGTGGTCGAGGCATAGCCGGTCGTGTTCGTACCATCTGCACCAGAGGACAGGCCAGCCGATACGTTACCACCCGAGGCCGAGTTCATGCGGATTACGGCATTGGTATATTTCGAGGCGTACTTGTCAGCCTTGACCGTTAGAAAGCCCAAGTCAATCAGCGGAAAATCGGTGGTCGTGTAGTCCGTGATAGGAATAGCGCGATCAATATGACCATCAGGCCACCAGTCATTGTCCGTTTGATCGTTCGCCGTAACCTTGACGGCATTTTGCAGCACGTAAATATGTGTGTCAGTGACCAGAGCGCCCTGAGAAAAGACGTTGCCCCAAACCATTTCACCGCTGACAGCAGCACTAGCTTGTACGGAGATATTGGAAGTACCGGCTACAGTGATGTTTCCTGCTACTGAGTTCCAGTCATCGCCCAACGTATTAGTGTCTGGACGAATCCACAAGTAGTCATCGCCACCACCACCAGTAAGAACAACATCGAGCAGCGTACCGGAGTCGCCATCTGCATGACTGATTGTGTTGCCAAGATCACTTTTGACGATAGCGCCGCCTGTTGTTACAGGCACTACCACAATACCGATGTTCTCAGTGCCATCACCCGGCAAGACTCGCGCCCAACCAGATGTTCTCAACGCACAACCTGTAAAGTTTGCGAAGTCACCGATGATGTGTTCCATCGTTTCGAGATCAATAAACCACGGCTCTGTTTCACCAGCGTCAATATTGCCAATCGTGTACTCTCCCGGTGTTTCTGCCGAGAAGATCAAGCCATCATTTTGCTGCGTAGGAACTGTGAACAGATCCTCCGTAGCGCCATATACGTCGATCATCTTCTGAACGTCAGTCTTTAGCGTACCACCAGTCCAGATGATCTGCTTCCTGCGACTTTCGTCAAGATAATAGACCGTTAGATCTGTTGCTAAAATTGTGTCTGACATTTCTTATCTCCTACGGAATAATTGTATTCTCTTCCATTAGCACAGCCTGAGTAAAGCCTGCTGTTGTAATCTCGCCCTTTCCAGACTGTGCAAAATATCTCGGATTGTCCAGATCATCGGACTTGCGTGTTTTCCAAACTATATCTACTGGTGTCGATCCTGCATACGATTCCGACGCTATACCAGAGCCGGTTGTATCCTCGTTCATCAATTCAGTAAATGGTGAAGCTGCCAGATGAATTGACGTTTGAACGAGTTCAATCGGTAAATCATCGGCTCGATCAGTGACAGTCATCAGTAGCGTAACCGGAGCAACCACCACTGTCACTGTCATGCCGGCCGCATCGTCAACACTGAAATTCTGGCCGCCACCACTAGCAACCGGGCTGGCGCCATCCACGGTGCAGTCGATCAGGTTCAGCGTCAGTGCGCCGGTTGTCGCCAAGAACCGCAGCGTTGCAGCGTTCGCATCATCGACAGCGCCAAAGCCGTTGAAATTACACCCACGCAGCGTGACCGAAACCAATGATGAATCGAAATTTGTGCCGAAGTCTATTGCGTGGTGATCCGCTGCACCCATTTCAAACGTCATGTCATCGAGCAAACCATCCGTTTCAGTGGCTACGTCCCACTCCAACGCGCCAGCATCAGCCGCGACGGTAGACAGTAAGACAGACGAACCGTTCATGGTGGCTCCATTCGCCCGAACCTGTCCACTGTCCGTGATGATGGTATCCGTACAGATGTGCCCAGATTGCAGCCCTATACCGTTGGTGAACCCGGCGATTCGCGAGCCACTGTCTATCACCACATCGGTTACATCGGTGTCTGTATCCGCATCAAACTCCGCACCGACACCCGTAGGCGCGATAAGAGCTGAACCGTGGAGCCTGAACGTCGTGGTGCCTGTGCCGTTGTCGGTTATGAATATCTTGTAGAGGTCTGCGCGCATCCCGCGATCTTCAAATACGACAGATACGTTTGAATCCTCAAACCATGACGCATTCGAGCCGGTAGCATTACCAAAGCGCAATGGACCCTGAACACCGAACGAACCAACCGCGAGTTGTCGCACCAGTCCGTAGGCTTCCAGAGTGCCAACGCCTTGATCGGCAGTAGCAATCTCTGCCCATGTACCGGGAGCGCCGCTGGTCCCGGCGATGATGGACGCGGCACAGCCGTTGTTTGCTGACACATCCAGTGTGCGAATGATGTCAGCGAAGTATGTGGGGTCCATGCCCGGTGCGGCAGACAGACTGTTTACAATCGTTCCTATGTCTACAATGGCTGTCATATCAACGAACCCAGCACCGGAGCTTGTATCTACATAGGGCGATGCGGGCAGGGTTGTGGTATCCAGAACCGGGCATTGCCAACCAGTCGGGCCGGTATCGTGACGGAACGCAGCAGAATCGGCTCCGTTCACCTTATAGCCGTAGACATCATTGGTATCACCCATCAGTATCATCAAGCCACCGTTCGTGTCGGCTGTGTCGCCTAACGCAAGCCGGGAAAAGACCCAACAATAGATGATGTGATCGCTAAGATCGGTCGCGCCTATCGTGTGATAGCTAAGAAAAATCTCCGCACCTACATTAGCACCCAAGCAACCGCCAGCCTCAATGGGATCGGGATTGGAGGTAGTAACTACAGTCGTGCCCGTCCAACCGGAGTTCGAGTCGGCCTCATCAATAGTTGTGCGATGATCGGAAACTGTTATTGCCATGACTTCACCATCCGGTCATAGAGTACAATCGCCGCGGCCTGATCTGGTTGAAGGTAAGAAGTCAGCTCACCGGGAGGCTCGATGCTAACCGACTCACCTTCCCAGCCACCAAAGAAACTCATGCCAGTACGCCCGAACAGGTAGATAACATCTTGCGGATGCTCGAACGCTTGAAGTCGATTGGGTGAACACTCATCTACCAAGACTGGCACAAGATCAGGGTTTGCCGCGACAGCCTCCATAATGTCCTCCACCTCAATGACACGATCATGCCCTGTCACCGGGGCCATATAAAAACCGTCCAGTTCAAACCCTATTGCTAAGAACTTCCAACGGCTGTTGTACTCAACCGCCGAGGATGGGAGCATTTTCGTGTCCCAACACCCGGCAATCTTGACCGTTCCCTCAATTCCGACGACTTCAATCATTTCCGCATTTCCATCGGAATAGCGTCTACGAAATCAATCAGCTTGGTGCCGCGGTCCCTGACTACTTTGAGCCGCCATGGCTTACGCGCGGGCGGATCCTTGTCGAGACTGGTACGCAGGCCCTCGATGACCTGTGAGTTTTGATCCACCACCCTGCCAAGCTGCTCGTTGATCACGTTCATGCTGGCCTGCATCGAGGCGAACGGGATCGAGTTATCCTGAACTGGAGCAGGAGCAGGCGTCGGAGCCGCTGGTGCCGGCGCAGGCTCTGGCTCGGGCTTTGGAGCCCGCCTGACCTTACCGCCCTGCAGCGCCATACGATTCAGTGCAGCTTCTGAGATCTTATCAGCCACCGATACATCCTCTTAACTGCTCAACCACGTTAGATCGCTTGTCGAGTTGGCGTAACAGGATCTCGGCGCTCTGATCTACGCTTACCAGTTCGCCGGTTTCCTCTACCTCGAACTCTCGGCTCAAGCGGATCTCGCTCAGCGGCTTGCCGGCGCGGCTGAACATATCCAACTGCCCGGTATTGCGGATCCTGTCACGGCGCGCGATCTCTTTGTCCAGCGCCTCTTTGCGCTGAGTTGCCGCATCATCAACCTCGGCCTTTTGAACAACCTCGTTGAATAATTTAATGGCAGCAGTTTCAGTGTCAGCCCGAAAAGTACCGGCGCCAGCGTCATCAACCCATTGCTCGCTATCTGTATAGATAAACACACCGTCATCTTCGATTGACAACCCAACCACACGATCAGACTCCTTTGCCAAAAAATCCCGCATCGCTTTTGTCTTTGGAGTGCTGTATCTGTCCGGGCTCTCTTCGTAAGCGGGGCGCCGTGAAAACGCCGGCACCGCATCACCCAGATCTAAGTCTTGGGCTGGTCTCTTTTTCTTAGCTGCGCGTTTATCCTTACCAGCTTTCTTGCCATCAGCACTTCGCCCCTCGATGGCGGGGAGAGCTGTAGCGAGGAAGTCTTTTGCGACTGCTCCGGGTTTTTCGCCGGCTTTGACTCGCTCGGCTGCTTTTGTGAGGGCATCTGATACTGGTCCTTTTGTGTTAGCCACGGTTGCAAGCGTTGTCAGGGCGCGGTTGGCGTCACTGATCTTCGCCTCGTTTGCGGCCCGGTCCAGCTTGTTCTCGCCGGTCCCGGTGATGGCTGACTCTTTATCGGTCAGGGTTTTGAAAGTCGCCTTATCTCGACGCGCGAGCCGTTGTGCTGAATCCAGCACCTTCGCGCGTTCCAGATAAAGGGACTCTGTGACGGTCTGCTCTCCGAACAGATCCTCGGTCGTCTCTTGTGTAGCGCCCGCTGTAATAGCCTGAGCAACTATCCCCCGGGCTATATTAGCGCTGGCTGGCTCAAGCTGTCGCAGCACGTCCATGATTGCTGGCTGCAGGTCCGGATCCGCCACCATTTCACCCACGATGGCCGAGTGAGCCTGCGGGATAACTTCATTCACTGCCAGCTCGAATGCTTCATCGCTCAGCTTGGCAATGGCGTTGCCCTGTTTTACCAGCGCATGGTTTGGCGGCAGGTTGGCTATCTCTTCGGCGCCGGCCGGACCCATTTCTCGGATCACCTTAGCGGCATCGACCGGGCTGCCAGTCTGCTCACCGATGTTCTTGAGGGCTGCCAGCCTTGTGACTGACTCCGCGGTGTGTCCATCGGATTCCTTGTAGATCACGGCCGCCATCGCCAGCTCCGATCTAGGCTGCCCAGCCTCCAATGCCAGCCTCGCAAGTTTAGCCCGCTGATGACCATCCACCGCATACCGAGCACCACCACCTGTCGGGGTTGGCTCAGACACGTCGCGCTCATGCACAATCGCCAATCCAGCCTTGTATGATTGGAACTCCTTAACACCCTTGAGCGCCTGTGAGACGCCCTGAGCGTCCGTAGACGACTTGAACTGGTAGGTTGGGGCATCGATCAGCAGAGAGGACGCATCAACCGTCTCGATCTGCGTGGGCTTTCCTATGTCCAGCTCCATCCTCTCCGCCGCCTCTTCCTCAGATGGGATGGGTTTGTTCTTTTCAGCCTCGATCTGTTCATCGGTGCCCAGAGCAGGACCCGGATCCGGACCAGTGTTCTGCGCTTCTGGTCCGCCGTCCGCCTCGACTTCAAGTGCCTCGATGATCTCAACTGCCCGCTCTTCTGAGAGCACACCTGTCGTATAGTCGTGAATGACGTTATTAAGCGCCTTGCGGCTGACTTTCTTTGTCGCGCCAACCCGGGCCGCCATCCCGACCGGGCCACCGATCTCTTTGATCGTCTGGTGAAGATCGATAGCTTCCTGTCGCTCTTCGCCGGCAATCTCTGCCCGGGAGCCTTTCGCACCAAAAGCACCAAACCCACCACCCATCAAACCACCGGCTGCAGCGCCGGCAACGGCCGCCTCAAGGGCGCCCTCGAAGGTATCAAGATCCGGCTCATACGGCTGGCGGTTGATGTTGGAAATAATTTGCTCGGCGCCTGACTGGAAAAACTCCTGCGTAGCTTCACCTGCGGCACCTGTGGCGATACCCCGAGGTAGGGTACTGCTCAATCGTGCTCCGCCAAGTATGCGTCCAAAATAGATTCCCATGGGGGCGCCGAGCAATGCGGTAGTAAGCCCGGATTGCCAACCGGCCGCTGTGCTGGCCTCGTTGGCAACGGTATCGGCGGCGTATTGATGCCGCTCCAGCTCACTCATTGAGTCGTCGGTAGACTCGAAAATCTGTTTGTAGCGGTCGTTTTCCAGCAGCTTCTCTGGCTTTAGCGACATGATCTGGTCGTACACACTGGATCCGGCAGAAATGCCGCCTATCGCGCCTTCACCTAACCCGAACCCAGTACCACCAAGCACGGAATCGACCAGCTTCAATTTCTTGGCGGCCTGCGAAACCCCGCGGCCAACCAACCCACCGTGAGCTGCCTGAGCGGTAGCCGCCCGGGTCAGTACCGCGCGGCCGAAAGGATTAGCGAAAAGCTGTAGCACCTTCGTCAACCCGGCGCCCACACCCATACCGCCGGCAGTCCCAATTAGAGACTCAGCGCCCATCAGGCCAACGGTTGAAAGGCTTGCATCGCCCCACTCGTAACCAAACATGCCGCTGCCATCTTCCGACTTGCGCACTATCTGCTTGGAGATCTCAGCCTTTGCCGGGTCGCTCAGGGCGTCGTGCCAGTGATCTACGGCATCACTACCTATCTCTTCGATGGCCCTGCCGACATCTTCACCGCCGAGCTGGCGCGTCAGCCAACCCACCGACTGCGCTAAGTTTGCTGTGCCACCCAGAACTGACTTTGCATAGTCTGCCCACTCGACATCATCCGGTTCAGGAATAGAAGCCGTGGCAACACTTGAGCGCGATGGGATATAGGGCTCAAACTTATTCCAGTCCAGTTGGTTGGATGGTGTACTCACTATCTGCGCTGCCCCATTAAGGCATAAGGATCTTCACCCGCTGGCGGTTTCGGAAACTCCCCGGCCGTTCTGAATAACTCATTCATTGGATATGGCTTGCCAGTGCGAGGATCGACCCTATCTTGCCACGCCGTACCTTGGTCCTGTAGCGGCGGCAGTTTAGCCGCAGTTGGCTGCTGCAGCGATGCAGCAGCGGTTACAGGGGCCTCAGTTACAGGTGGTGCAGTTACAGGACTGACCGGGGCTTGGTCGCTATACCCGGGCGGCCTTGCGGTTCGCTGGTAATCACCGATATCGGAAATTGTTAGTTTAGGATCGCCTAACGAACTCTCACCAAACAGATCCTCGCTACCGCTCACCAGCTTAAAGATATGCTTGGCAGCAGCACCAGCCAGACTAACTGGCATTCGATTGCGCGTCAGCAAGCCTTTAATGTCAGCCTCTGATTCGGCTTCGTACCCCTCAAACCCCTTGCTGACCATACGCGCAACGTGTGACTGAATATCTTTCGACATTTCATTATCAAACTGCCCGTTGATGGCCAGCCGGTCTGCCTCTGGATCCTCAGACATCATTGGATCATAATTTTCAAGCGCATCAGCCCGACGCTTTTCAATGTCTTTTAATATCGCGTCCAGACTAGCTTCTCGACGCCGTATGTTCTCACGAATAGCGTTCTTTTCAGCCGCGGTGCGGTTTGCCGCGCCTTCTGTTTCTCTCGATGCTATGTTCGCTGCCTGACGTGTATCGGCAGCCTCTGCAGCCGTTGCCGCTAGTGCCTCTGAGTGTTCAAACCCAGCTTCCTGACGATCAGTTGCATACCGCTCGCGCTGTGCCATTAGCGCCTCTTGCCACTTGCGTTCCATGGCCTCCTTCTCTTCATCGGCTTTCTTGCCGGCAAACAAACCCAGCCCCTGCGAGAGAGCGCCTGCTACCTGACCAAATCGTGCGCTACCCATGTCAGCCTCCCTGTATGGCCTTGCGGACTCCGCCCGCTACCTGATTGCCAATGTTTTCGTGAAAGTTTTCCGGCGTCTCTCCACGTTGGACCTCGCCGGCTACCTGCTGCGCGTAGAAGTTCTGCGCCTGCTCCTGCATCGCACCGTCATATTTCGGACTGCCAATCAATTCCTCGCCTACGATCTTCTCGGCCTCCAAGAGCGCCATCGCCTGTACCTGTTCGTACTCGTCAGCCTCTTCACTGAACGGGAAGATCTGAGCTGCTACACCCAGTTCCATCAGGTGCTCGATGATCTCAGCGCCAGCGGCCTGAATAACTTCCATGCCGATCTCTTCGCCAGCAGATTGAGCCATGCCGTAGATGCCCTTACCCAACTTCACCGCCAGTGCCGCGACATTCATGTGCACCGGCTGCTCTTTGTTGTTCATAGAGGCAACCAGTTCATCCGTATGCTGGCTCATAAAACCAAGCGCCTTCTTTACAAACTGATCGTATTGCGCCTGCTCCTGCTCGGTCGGCTCTTCCTCGTTGAACTCAGGCGTCCCGGGCATCTTCCCGGTAGGCATGATCCCGGCCATATCTACCGGAGAAGCTATTGGCCCCATGGCATCCGCAGGACCTACTGCCGGGGCTGGTCCTTGCCCCTGTTGTGGTGGTGGCTGCTGATCATTGAATAATGGATCCATTAGATGTTTCTCCTAGACGTAACGAACATTTTCAGCAGGAGCGAATAGCCCGCTAGGTACTGGTAATTGTGACTGCATAGCCCCGGGCCCGGTAGTCCTTCCCGGTACTGTGGTTCCACCCGGGAACCTCGATTTCTTATCGCGTCCGTCCAGAAGCGCCTGCTGTTCTGGCGTGACCGCACCACCACGTCCCGGCGACTGTGGCGGCACCGTTGGGGCTTGCGGTCCAGATTGCGCCAGTGCTTGCGGGCTACCCATGGGTGACTGTGGTTGCTGCGAGGCTACCTGTAATGGCTGCGCCTGATCTGGTGGCTGTGCCTGTAATGGCTGCACCGGCTGTGGCTCTCCTGCCGTCTGCGCCTGTAATGGTTGTGCCTGTTCTGGTGGTGGAGCTGCAGGAGCACCGCCAGCCTCCATGCCATAGAACGCGCCGCGGAATTTAGCCGCCTCAATAGCCTCCGCTTCGGCCTCTTCCTGTGGTGTTGGACCAAACAAGGCCCCGGCCACATCGGTCCCTACTTTAGTGGCAATCAGTTTGTCAGCGAATGACATATTGCCAAAGCCAGACGCCGCCGCTTTTATGCCGCCGCCAATGCCAGAAAGAACCCCACCAGCAGTTATGGGCGCACTAGCGGCTGCGGTAATAGCGGCGTTTTGCGCGGCCGTATTAAATACTGAGGCCGTTGTTGTACCAACGGTTGATGCACCACCGGCCGTTAATACTGACCCTGCAGCCGCTGTATTGGCTGCTATTTCCGCTGCAGCAATCTTGCCAGCGGCAGTCTGAATGCCACCACCAAGACCAATCGCAGTTGCGGCTTTCGAGAATATACCAGTGCCCGCAGTGCCACCTATACCAGTGCCAAGGAACCCGCCGCCGGCAAATCCCGGCATCGAAGCCGCGAACCCCGCTGTCGCAGGAAATGCGCTCAAAGCCAACCCGGCCGTAAAATACACGGCTGCTGCAATAAGAACTGGCTTGATGATCTTTTTGACCACCTTCACCACTTTCTTAAATACTTTCTTGACGGTTTTCACTACACCACTCATGCTGCTTCCTCCGCCGCTTCTGGCTCTCTCACGGCTGTATAGATAGCGCCTACCGGGGCCAGTCCGACCCGCTCGTATAGCTGTCTTGTTCGTTCCACGTCGATCCCGGATGATTGTGCCATCGTGACTTCGATCACGTTTGGCAGGCTCCACGCCCATTTAACAAACTGCCTGATCATGCGGTATCCATCCCCCGGCGTCTCCGCGTAGGTAATGATATCAGTAGCGCTACGGCTCTTCGAGAACCATAGCGGCACCGCTGCACCGAGTAACAACCCGGTGATCTTGCCATCGTGCTCGGCCACCAGCGCCATCCCAAAGGCAGAGTTAATGCACTGCCCCAGCGTCTGGCCGGCCGTCAGCGTGTCGATCTTCACGTCAGCATACGGCGTCATCTTAATCAGCCGCTTGCCCAGCGCAAGAAGCTGTGGCAGATCTGCAACTTGTGCCATCCTGATCATGGTTCGTTATAGACGTTGCCGCCTGCCCCTGTGTCATTCCTATCGTACTCGTTATCAAAACCACCATTATCGCCACCAGTACCAGTATCGCCACCAGTACCAGTATCACCACCAGTACCAGTATCACCACCAGTACCAGTATCGCCACCAGTACCAGTATCGCCACCAGTACCAGTATCACCACCAGTCTCGCCACTAGTGCCAGTTACATCCCATGTAGGATCCCAGTCCGGATTGCTGCTGTACATGCTGGCGATCATCGCAATATCAGATTCGTAGTTTCTACGCGCTACAGCGACGGCGTTGTTTTGCTGGGCGGCGGTCAGCCCCTGTTGGCCGTAGATGCTCTGAATCTCTGTAGAGAGTTGACGGTTGCGAGCACTAACCTCAATTAAGTAATTCTGCTGTAGCTGCTCGACAAATCTTTGCTTACTCAGTGCTGCGTCTACATCTGCTCCCGCCATCAATCTCTCAAGCGCCGCAATATCGGCTTGAGATTGTATGTCAGCGTTGATTCCGCCCTGCGCAATAATCCGATCAAGCGCCGCAAGGTCTGACTGGGTTTGCAGGTCCCTGTTAATGTCGCCCTGCGCAAGAACACGCGCCAGCGCCGCAAGGTCTGCCTGTGACTGCAGGCCAACATCGAGTGCGCCTTGCTCCCGTAATCTTTCCAGTGCCGAGGCATCTGCTTGGGCTTGTAAACTAGCGTTGACATCGCCCTGCGCACCAATAGCCTCAATGTTATAACTGTGATCCTCGGCCATTCTGGCCAACCACTGCGTATGATCCTGTGCGCTCAGTTCAAGTGCGTTTTCAAGATCAACGGCCGCCAGTTTCAGCCTGTAACCATAGTCCTGCTTCATTAGTTCTGTATCAAAGCCAAACTGCTGCAGTAAGCGCTCGGCGTCAATATCGCCCTGCAGTGTGAGTTGCTGCAACCGATGCAAATTATCCTGTGCAGACAGGTCGAAGTTGTAACCGAACTGCTCTAACTGCAAGCGACTGTTGATGTCGCCTTGCTGGGCCTGTTCAACTAAGTTATTCAGGTGGTCCTCGGCCATCAGCATTGAATCAATAGTTCCCTGCATTGCCTTCAAACCACCGGCCTGATAGTACTCAGCCTTTTGGGCAGAGCGTCGAGCAAATATATCGGCATCTTGCTGTGCGATAGGCAAGGCGGAATTGATCACGGCCTGACTGGATGCCTCGGCGGCTATATCCGAGTTCTGCAGTCCACGACTATTGGCATACTGTGATGCCTGCCCGCGAGCCCAGTCGAATAGCAGGTTGTTCTGGTTCAGAAGGCCCTCAAGCCGCCCCTGTACCGTCTGCTCTTCTGTTACCTCGGGGCCCTTGTCAGCATAGGTCCCTAGCGTATCCGTTATGTCAGCCGTATTTTCCTCAGTGAATAGATCAGTAGAGGCCCCACCACCTACCGGGTCAGTAAAGCCTGTAGCTGTTTCATCTTTCTGATACTGGTCTTTCTGAACCGTATTGGCAGCCCACCACCTACCGGCCCGGTCATTGCCGTAGACGTATCATCCTTAACGGACTGGTCTTTTTGAACCACCGGCTGCGCAAACAGCTCGGAGCTATTCAGGGTCTCTTCTTGCGGTATCGTTGTAGGCATCTTTCTTTTCCTCGCTGATATCCGATTTTACCCGGTCCAGCTTTCGCATCCAGTCCAATAGCAATTTCATACGAGCGGCATTGTGCTCGCCTTGATTTTCAAGGTTCACTACTCTGCCAATCTTCAATAATGCTGAATCTCTCGTTGCAGGCTCCCTGCTCCGAATCCTTCTGTTTCATCAGCTCCAGTATCTCAAACCACGTCCACAAGCTGCCCGTTTGCGGCAGAGGCGTCACCTGACACTTCGCCAATAGGTGCCCGGGCACCTGCACCGGCACCAGTTTGTCCTGATAAACTATCTCAGGATCCGATAGCACTGTCCGGGTCGTGCAGGCTGTCAATAAGACCAGCAGGCACAAACTCAGAAGCACACTCAAGCTCTTCATCCGTAATCCCCTCCAGCGCAACCTCTCTTCATCCGTAATCCCCTCCAGCGCAACCTTTATGCGCTGATCAAAATCCACCTTGGCGCTCACTAATCCTTCCTGCGATAACGCCAGTAGCTTGGTCGCGGCTTCGGTCTTAATCCGTTGCTCTTTCAACTGATCCATTACGTTGTCGTGGTTAGCCTGTACCTCGACCAGCGTAGCTGCCTGTCTCGCATTCACGCCGGCAGCCATGTCAATGCCTTGCTGCAGGATCCCATTCGCTTCCTTGGCGCTCAGGAGCAGCCAGCCCACAATGCCCAACGCAACCATGCTGGCAGCCAGCCCACCTAGAAGGATCTTGCTAATCATTGTCCTAGCACGTTTTCCTTCTTAACGTAGCCGACCAAGGCCACCACGAAGGCAACCGATGCAGCAACCAGTGTGGCTCGCGGATCGGTATCAGTGAACTGTATGACCATTTCCCAGAAAAGCGTCATACCCATGCCCGCCAAGCTGGCGGCCTGAATTGTTGATGATGGTTTGTTCATTAGCATCCTACCTCTGTAAGTATCTTCTCCCGGGCGTCGTCACGACACATCGCGTGATCCGGCAACTCGGTACAAAGATGAATCAACTCTTCCTCCAGAGCACGGCACAGCCACTCCTGCGGCCCGTTGTCCCTGATCTGCCCCATGTAATCGAACACTGTTCGCACCCGTTGTTCAGACAGGTGCTGCTTGAAATCTTCGGAGGCAACGTGCGCGTGGTCCATGTACATGGCACCGCCACCGATGGTAGTAATAGCGCCAACTACGGCCGCCCCTGCAATTATTGGATTCATGTTGCAAACCCCATGGTTTCTGCCCATTCCTGAGCGTCGAAATTGGGGCACGTCTTGCGGTCGTCCAGATCGCGATGGCCCCTGATAACGCACTGCGGATACACCGCCAGTACGAACGTAATTGCGTGAGCCAGAGCATCCCACTGCTCGGGCAGGAAATTATTCTCCATGCCGCCATCCTCGCTCATGCCACCAACGAGGCAAATCCCAAGTGCATGGAAATTATGCCCAGAAACGTGAGCACCCTGATGGTCCAGCGGTCTGGCTATCTCGATGAAACCAGTCTTGTCATTGCTCGGCCGCCTCGGGATCACAATGTTGTAGCCGGCATCCGACCAGCCGCGGTCCAGATGCCACTGCCGGATCTCATCCTCGTTGATGTGCATCATGCTCGGCTTGGTGTCCGCGCAATGGATCACGATCATGTCTGTGTATTCACGCTCAGTCATTTTTCTTTCTAAGCTCCACCAGAATTTCTCTGTGCCCTGATTCAACCTTCAAGTGCAATAATCTGAAATCCTCTTTGTTCTCCAGCCGCCTTGCCTCGAACTTTCGGTCCCACTCACGCCGATCTTTGTTTAAGTTCATCTGGCAGGCAGCATGATGAGCTTCCGTTTTCTCAAGGTCATCCTCCACCTGCTTTACCCGGCCGCCAAAGTGTTTTTGCACCAACGAAAAAACAGCGCCGGCAAGCAGCATGATCAGGTAGACGAGATAATTAGTAACCCCGCTGTCTGTCGGCCCATCCATGGTTTTATGTTCTCTCAATAAGTAGTGTCACGGTTCCCGGCATCACCGGGGATCCGCCTCCATTAGTAATTATCTCGATAGCGTTACCAGCCGCCACGGCGTTCAGGGCTGTCGGCACGGATGAAATAACGGTATCGACAGCATCAGTCGATCCAAACTCCCAAGTCGGCATAGTCACCACCACGGTCTCCAGCTCCAGCGACAGCGCGGTGAGCGTGGTCGTATTGGCAACCTCATTGACCGCGTAAGCACCGACAATGTTCCCAGCCCAAGGGATCGCAACAAACTTGGATGCGGGCGTGTTGAAGTCATCGATTGCCACCACGATAGGGATTGAGTTCATCGCCTGAATCCCGGTCTCGATGGCCGCGAACTCTGTACGCAGATCACTTGATTTGCCTTTTGACCCAGTTACAGGGACGCCGCTTGGTGTGTAGTGTGGTGCTGCCATTAGTTTCTCCGATCATCCCTGCGTGGTAGCCACTGCATGGTTACGCCACGCAAGGTGTGGCTTTTATCACTGCTTGAATCGCTTCTAAGGTAGACGGCGGCGTTCACGCCCTCGCCCTCCAGTTTTTGTTGCGGGATGCCGGATGTCGGCTTATCCCAGACAAACGCATCCCAGTTAAAATCCTCGTAATATCCGCCGGCTTCATCGGTCGAAAAGTCCAGTTCATCGGCCAGATTAAATCCATCATCGTCAAAGTCGTACTCGATTTGTCCGACCAGAGTAAGCGCCCCTGACAGCGTTGCATCCACCCGGGCCTGCTGGTACTTTTTCATACGTCCCGGGGATTTAGAGTGATACAGAACAGTACGCATGAACGCGCTGATTTGAGCACCATCGAAGCTGGTCCCTGCCTCAAGTTCATACACAAAGCCATCTTCGGCGCCGACAAATATTCGCTCTCCGCCAGTCGTGTCCTCTTCGGAGCAAGCCACATTCGCCACAAAAGGAAACTCCAGTGGCATGTGCCCGGATACCTTGTGACCACTAAAGCCAATCGACACAACCCGGCCATCATCAAAGTAGCAGCGGTAGATGTTCTGGTTACGCAGCAGGTGGCTGCACTTCACCTGCGAGTTTTGGATAAGATCTACCACCAACGGCTGGATCAGTTCGCTAACAGTGTTCTCTAAGAAATTTACCGAGCCGGATCGTTGCTGCTGCAGCACCGTTGTAAAGCCGCGATCATCGAAGTAGCAGCCCAACCCTATCCGCTGCAGGCTCCATTCATGCGAGCCTGCGTTGACGTTAAACTCATCGAGTTGGAAGTTTGCCCGGGTGGTGCCCTGCAGCACATAAGTCTGATCTCGCGTGAAAATGAACAGGCTGTTGCCGACCTCTTCATTAAAGCCTGATATCTCGTCGCCTACACCGATCTCTGAGGCGCCTGTAATAACCGTGAAGCTCAGCGGTACGCCATCACCGGATAGCTGCACGGATCCGCCGGCAAAGGCAAGGAACAGGTGCCCGTTATGAGCCGCCAGATGTGTCGGAGTATCCACGGTCATGCCGGTTTCGATCTGCGTGAACACGCCTTCATCCTTATCAAACTCAAAGGCGAAGTTCTTGCCGTCCACGCCATACATGCGATAGCTGTCTGAATGGCCGTAAAAGTTGTAGCTGCGAAACTCGTAGCGACCGCCAGCCACCAAGACAGGCACCGCGCTCGCACCATCAGCATCAGCAATTCTGCTGGCACTCACCAGCAAGACATCATCGTTCACAATGGGTCCGTTCGTAATCGTACCCAGCACCAGATAACCAACGGCATCAACACCCCACGTCCCGGACGTTTTAACGATGCGTTTTATTTCTGCGCTCTTCGTGCCTGATGTAACCGTAACCGAGTCGCCTTCGATTGGCTCCGTGCCGTCGCCGGCATCAAAATGCACCACGTCATTTAGCGTAATTTGACTCCAGCCCGAAATACCAGACTCCCACATATCGCAGGCCGTCGCTCCAACATTATCGCGAAACGCATACACAGTACCTTCGTGCATCCAGACGCCGCGAACAGGGCCAGACCCGGTTGGTGCATCTGCATCACTCTCGATTGCATCTACCAGCGCCTTGTATTCTGCATCTAGCGTCGGATTGGTTTCTGAGTTGGTGGTGTTTATGCCAATACCTTGGCCGAAAACTGACGCTAAAACATCAAGATCTTCATCATCAGTATAGGGATCACCCGTAATAGTTGCTGTCCGTAGAACCAGATTACCGCTATTGACGTTCTTTGCAGTGGTGGTGGTATTGACGTAGCCGAAACCGCCAGATGGCACAGACTCACTGCCTACGACCACCATCACTCCTGTCATATACATATAATTCCACTGTGGTTCGAGGAACCCGACGCTCTGGACTAGACCAAACGACGCTAATGCCTCTATCGCCACTTCGCTTACCCACCACCATCGATACACATCGTCGGACACCAGTTCTAAACCATAATCAGCAACCGCGCTATTCACGCTCCATATAGTTTTTGTCTTCATATCAAAACCCACTGATGGGCTGCCACCAGATGGAAAAGTAGTTACGGGAGTAGCTATAGAAGCGCCGAATCTCTCAAGGCCATCAGTATCGCTATATTTGGCATAGCCTGACACATACACGGCATCACCTATCTCAAGTGAAAAAACATCATAATCTGTATCAACGCGAGTCAAACTCACTGAGTTATTTCTCGTAACCCTCTGCAGGTGTGAGGTCACACCGTTATTCCACACTAAGTCGTCCTTTATAATCTCTGCGCCAAGCGTATCCCAGTAAGCATTCTCAAAATCTTCATTGTGCAAAACATCGTTGGTGCCAAATCCACCATCAGCCGTATAGGTCAGTACCTCCCCGAGCGCGCCTGATGAGCCTCCATTGATAATATCGCCTGACAATAACGCTGGGTCAGTTGCCGCACCATACGACAGCAAATCGTAATTCCCCTCCCCAATTAGTGTTCCATCAAACGCCAGATAGCCACCCACGCGCCGGTAGCCGCCGGCAAAGCCCATTTCATAATTGAGGGCACCTTGGCATTGCCCGGGCTCGACCGATAGTGGTGAATCAATCAGATTCAGACCACCAGTGAAGTCAAAGCGATCATTGGTCTGGCGGCCAACTCTAGGTAGTCGCCTTTTCCTGTCTCTCCGTGCTGTAGTGAGGCTCTTCAATTAGGGCCTCCATCGAGTACCGCGATCACCAATATCATCGAATCCGGGAACGTCGATCACCAGTGGAATGTCCTGTGAGTACTGGTCATCAAACTCGCCACCGGGTAACTGATCGGTTTGCAGTTTGGACAGAAGGTAATCGTATTCGGCCTCCATGCCGCTGATGACCTCGGCCGCAGCTTCCTTATTGCCGTACTTGATCGCCGCCTCACAGATGATCAGGCGATGAAAAGTTTCCGGCATTTCCGGGATATCGTTATTAGCCGCCAGAAGCGCCGGTCGCTTGTAGAACTCTGCGGTAAGCGCATAGGTCGAATTGCAGGGTACATTGAGCAGCAGGCTGCCATCGCGCTTTTGCGTGATGATGGATGGTTTGGTGTTGGTTGAGGGTGGTCCCGGTAACACATCAGCGCGAAAATCTTCCCACGACAGGTAGGACAGCGGGCCCGCTGATGTCAGGCTGCGATCAATCCAGAAACTTGAGCGATCCCATCTTTTTGCGACCTCTTGGCCAGAGTGAACAGGAACAGCGTCGGACCCAATCGACAGCGTTTCGGCATACTCAACTGACAAATATCGCCAGTCACTCCACATCAGGTTGATGTTGTTGTTGGCCTTGATGATCCAGTTGACGGCATTCCATAACTGCCCCTTTTGGCCGCTCACACTCTCCGGAACTGTGGCGCCCTGATTGGCGCCACCTATGCCCAGCTCAGTGACCAGCTCCTGTACGAGCGTCAAAAAGTTCATCACCCACCACCTTATCCAGCCAAAAGTAATTCAATATTCTTAGCCTTGGAGCCAGCGCCAGTGATGTACTCAAGGCCGGCGTTGATCACTAGCTTTTTAATCTGACTGACGTGCAGGGCCTGCAGTTCCTCGCGCGTTACTTTGCCGTCATCCGTTGCCGGCGTAGGTGTAGGCGTAGGTGCAGCGTCTGCTGCAACAGGCGGTGCACCGATCTCGCGATCATCACCACCAAAGCAAACGCCATCCTGAAAATGCACAGAGCCATCGCTGGCACCGACCACTACTCCAAACTTTCTGGATCGGTCAAGGATCTTAGTCGTCATACGGTTCTCCCATGGGAGTGCGGAACGCAATCCCTTCTTTAAGATTTCCCGTACCAAGATCCGGGTGCATCCGAGCTATCGGACGCCGCTCGTTGATCGCGGGGTTCGGGGTGCCCATGTCATCTGGCTTGGGCGGGCGATTCGGGCCGAACTCAAAAGGATGCGGCATAGCCAGTTCATTGGCTGCGTAATCATCCTCGGATCCGTTCCCGAGTGCGTGTCTTGTGTCTTTGTCCATCGGCTGCTCCAAAATAGCCCCGGGCGCAGTGCCCGGGGCCATACTCAGGTCGCGCCATCAATTACTTGATGGTGTGGCCGCGGCTGACTTTAACGCTCGGGTTGGCTCCGGACTTCTCGTTCTTGCCAACTGAGTGCATTCCCCTCTTTATGGCTCAAACCAGAAACTACTCCAGCGCCTTGCTTTGCGTCTCGTTTCATAGATTTCATATCGAAATCCTCCGTATTATCGGTCTGCTAATCCTACCACCAAGAAATGACAATGTTGATAAACGCGATGCCATCCGTGGATGCCTGTGTCAACACTACTTCGAGTTGCGTGATGCCTTCGGTTGCAATATCGACTACGCCCTTGCCACCTTGACCGTTATCAAACGCCTCGGTCTCCCGGTCCATACTCAGACCGTTAGTGTCGGCCAGCGTCCCGATATTCAGCTCAGCATAGTGAGCTGCATCGCCCGCCGTGCCGATCTCGACTTTCGCCGCACCGTCAGTAAACGTCTCGGTACACATGGCATTGATGTCATCAATTCTGCATCGAGACATCCCATCAGGGACAGGAATGGCGAATGCGTCACTGCCAGTAGCGCCGAGGTTGTACGAGCCTAGAGAGTAGATTTGAACTCTTGGATTGTCGTAGCTGTTACTCATATCGCCCTCCCTACCACCACGAAATAACAATGTTGGTGAAACCGATGCCGGTCGTGGTTGACGTAGTGAGAACCACTTCAAGCTGTGTGATGCTCTCCGTCGCGATGTCAATCACGCCTTTACCTCCCTGACCGTTGTCAAACGCCTCAGTTTCCCGGTCCATGCTGATACCGTCAGTATCCCCAAGTGTCCCGATATTCAGTTCGGCGTAGTGATTTGGATCGCCACTGGTGCCGATCTCGACTTTACCGCCAGCCGTGAAAACCTCGGTACACCCCACGTTGATGTCATCAATTCGACACCGTGACACGCCATCAGGAACGGGGATTGCGAATGCGTCACCAGCATTGGCAAAGTCAAATTGACCAAGACCGTAGGTTTGCACCCTCGGATTGTCGTAACTGTTACTCATAACGACTCTCCTTTAAGCGGCAGATTCCCACTTACAGATACGCGCTTGAACTGCGTCTGCCAAGTGGATAATGCCGAAACCGCCGAGGTAGTACCATGCCACACCCCTTGACCGGCCGAAGTCCGTTGGGATCTTACCGCGAATTTCCTCGGGGATCGCCAGAGCTTCTGCCACCGTATCTTCACCCAAGAAGAACACCCAGTCGGACTTGCCGTTATCCCATGCGTCCGCCACCCTAAAGGTGTAGGTCGCAGAATCAACAGCGCCGCCCTTGGCTACGTGTGTCTGCTCGGTGAAACGAATGCCTTCATAGCGCCCAATCTCGCCGTTCATTATGAACGAGAAGCCGGTCTCGACGTACTGGTGTACGGGTTCGAGATCCTTACGGAGTGCGCGGAAGGTTGTTGGACGGCCGATAGCGTAATAATCGTCGGCCATGTAAGGCGGGATGTCCCGTTCCTTCATGCCGTCAACAATCGAGCCGATGTGAAGTTTTCCGAGTGCGACGTTATTGGTGATACTGCAACCACCTTCCTCGAAAACCACGACCTCGACATCTGCGCCAGTGCTTGCTGGCGCGACCGTGAGGGGCGTCAGGTTGAACTGGTTGAATGCCGCGCCGTCGAGAGTTTTCTTGGCGTCGTTCTTGAGAACCTTGTGAATAATTTCACTGACAGGCTGCTTGCTCAGATTGTCCAGCTTTCCGCTGTACGGTACTGAGTTGCCGTATTCAGTGATCGTGAGCTGACCCTGAGTGATCGTGTAATTGGTCTCAGGCATTGCTTCCTGCTCGTCCAGAGCATCGCCGCCTGTTGCTACATCACTGTAGACATTCCAATGGAACAATTCACCCTTGCCCAGCCCCTTGTCGGTGGCGTCTTTTGCATCACAGAAGTTGCGAAAACGAACAACAGGCTGCAGTGCAGTCCGCATTACGTTCGTCAGCTCATCGGTGTACATGTAGCCGCCGAGAGCGGATACCGCCCAAAGTTGACCAGCCATACATAACTCCTTCCGTGGGTTACATGTGTCGGGCCTATTGCTTTGGTTGGCCTCGACTTTCAACGCGCATACGTTGAATGTAACCCGAGTTCGATTCAGTTTTCTGCTCAGCAACTGGTGTATCTGAGAATCGCCCGGAGGCAGGGATTAGAGGCTGTACGACTGTTCGTGACTTTAGCGCCATGCGACCCGCCAGATCTGTGCCCGGTTGTGGTGCGGCCGGGATAACGGTAGTCACTGGTTCAAGTATCGGCGCGGGCTGCGGCGCTGGCGTTTGCTCCCCAAAGACATCGGCACGAACTCTCATGCCTGCTTCTCTGGTGATTTCGGCCAGTGGTCGCCCATACATAATTGGCTCAGCAGAAACTTCCTGCACCATATTGTATGTTGCGGTCCTGAGTACTCCGGACTGTAGATCCGAGAACTCTTCGACGAAAACAGTGTTGGCATCAAGCCGTTCCTTCTCTTTTGCATTAGCTCGCTGTATGGCGAGCTGTTGCTCTTGAGGGGTCGGCCCCTGCTCTACGGGTGTCACAGCTACATGCTGAACAGACCGTGTAACATCATCCTTAAATGATGTCAGGACCTCCGCAGCCTCGGTAATGGCTGCCTCTCGATCCCCGCTGTACATTGCGCCAACCAATCGCTCGGCCGCGTTCTGCACATTAACCGTATCGCCCTGATCGCCGGTAGGTGGTAGATCTGGCTCCGCAGTCGGTCGTGCTGTGGCCTGCGGTTGCTGCACATTCGCAGCTCTGGTTTGAAGCTCTTGATCGTATTGTCGGAGACTCGCCTCGTAGGTAGAGATCCGCTTCATACGTTCATCGGCTGCCACTGTCTTTTGGTAAGTAGCGATACCGCCTGCAGCATTTACTTCTGCCGTGGGCACTTCCCGCTTTTCACCATAGATAACGATAGTAACCGTTTCGTTATTGGGGTCAAGTGCTGGTTGCGCAGGATCAGCAATCGGTGTGGCAGGTTGCGTGATCTGTTCCGGAGCTGCGCCGGTCTCTACCCAACCCTCTTTTAGCTCGCCATTACCATCGAAAGGATCCGTCTTGTTGTCTGGATCCATGCCGGCAGCTTCTGCATTCATGCGAGCGATGTGCGCTCGTTGCTCTGGCGTTGCCTCTTCGGAATCCACGGCATCCTGAATGTCGCGAGTCTCTTTGGCCTTCGAGTAAATGTCGTCGCGGCTTAACTCCCCGGGCTTTTCGGAGACCGTCTGCCCGGGCTCATGGACCTCGGGATCACCTTCCGGCTCTATCGAATGGCCGGCTGATTCGCCGTCGAGCATATCAGTATGATCTACGGGCTCGCCCGGGGTAACGATCTCCTGTGTGCCTGAGTCGATGTCTTGTTTTGCTGGTGCGTTCATCTTTAGTCCTCGATGTCATGTCCCATGTCGTCCACCGCACGTAGCTCAGTTTCAGCCTCGCGGGCGGCCTTGAATATAGCATTGACGCTGGCGACAACATCAAAATTAGCGCGCATTCTCTGATGCTCCAGAACCAGATCATCGTCAGGAGCAAGGCCAGCAAGTGTTTTGGTTTCGGTCATCAGCGCAAAGAACTCGATGGCGTTTGCCCACATGCCGTACAGCATTGTCCGCACGACCGCGGAGTTTGCCAGATCCCCTTCGATCTGGAATTTTTTCTGCACTACCTTGAATAGCTCGATCTCTCCCTCTGATTTGAGGTTATCTCTAAGCTCACGCTCAAGCACGTCATCGCTCATCAACGATGATTGGTCTACGCCGGGGCCTCTGTCTGGCTCAGCCATGTGGTTCTCCGTTTGGTTGCGCTGGCAGGACTTGCACCTACGACCTCCGGGTTATGGGCCCAGCGAGCTGCTACTGCTCCACAGCGCATCTGTTTATTGAATAGTCTCCGTCATTGACGGAATCATGCCATAGCGATCCCTTGAAATCACGCCAGCCTTATCTTCCCCGGGCAGGTTAAACGCCCCTGATTCAGCCGGCGGCGTCTTGTCTTGGAGTGCCAGTTGGTAGTTGCGATCAGCCTCTTGGATCTCATGGCTCAGCGCCTCACGCTGCAAGAACAATTCCTCGCGCTTGATCTTCGACAGCTCGACCTTCACCATGCCGTTGATCTGTTCGAGGCGATCCTTCATCTGCTCGATAGCGGCCTTGAGATTGCCATCGGCATTGGCCAGCATCATCTTCGCCTCGATAGCCATCTGCTCTTTCGCAAGGTTTCCTTGGATCTTCATATTCTCCAGTTCCATCTTGCCCTGCATTTCGGCCTGTTTCTCGGCCTGCTTGGACTCGATTATCTGCATGAGCTGCTGCACCTGACCCTCCAGCTCTGCGATCTTCGGATCCTGCTCGTTGTCCGACAGGGATGGATAGAAGCGCACACCATCAGCATAGCCAAGGGCCCCGAATACTTCCTTCACCAGCTCGGCACCGTCCACCTTCTCAGCCAGTTGCGGCGCGAACTCTCGAATAGCACCCATGCCAAAGGCCAGCCGCTGCACCCGTTTCTCCGGGTTGGTCGCATCGAAGCCAACATTGACCTTGACCCTGATCGGCTGGGTGATCACATTCAGCACCGCCTGAATATCATCGACGCCGGCACGGTTGGCGGCCACATGTAATACCGCCACATCAGTCTCATAGGCAGCTTCCAGCTCCACGATCTGTCGTAGCACCGGCTCGTACCACGTCTCAGAGAAGGTCCGGATATCAAACTCGGTGATCATTGAGGCGCCAGCGCCCATCATTTCCATGCCGCCAACAGTCTTGTTCAGGCTGCTGTTTGACTGCACGGATCCTGAATTGAAATCACCCAAGATATCGTCAATATCCACGTTCAGACGATCCTGCTCTTCGTAGCTGGACCCGGTTACATCGCGAGTCTCCTGCACCTTCACGTCAGTGCCCGGGTTGCCCATCATGGTGACGGATCCGGCGACGTTCCTGATCAGGCTGCGAATATCAATGCCGGCGCCGCGCTTGGCAAAGTACCGCTTGTTCAGTGCCAGCTTGACGTTATCGAGTCTCAGGTTAGCGATATCGTTGGTCTCTTCCTGCAGGCCATCGATCAGCTCAGGCTTGCCGGCCGGGTAGATCTTATGCGGCTCGATGTTGGTGTAGCCCATCACATACGGACGGTTGCCGGTCAGGTAAACCTCCGGAAGCGGCAACATGTCAGATAGTATGATCTCGCTGCCAATCGTATCCCAGCAGTAATCCTCGCCACCGATCCGCATGATGTGCTTGTGTACCCAGACGCTCTGGTGTGCGCGCACCATCGTATCGTTGTCGTACTTGTCGATACGATCACCCTCGCGGGCTTTCCTGACTGAATCCCAGTCCTGATGAATCGAGGCCGCCAGCATTCCCTGCACAACAGGTTTGTAATATGGCTTGCCAGTAATTGGGTTATTGCGCTGCTGCAGCTCCTGAATGGAATCGATGTACATCGGCACCATTTCGATCACGTATGGGCTGGTATTGACAGGATCCCGCCAGTCGCAGGCCGGGTCGAACCGCAGATTCTCAATCGGTACGTTATAGATGACCGGGCGATCCTCCAGCGGCTCTTCCTCTTCAACGGTCTGGCTATGTTCGCCGCCCATTTCATCAAGGTAAGTCTCTTCGTACTGGGTTTTCTTGGTGACGAACCGCCACTCTTGCTTGGTGATGCAGCAGCCGGTTGTATCGGCATCGGTCGCCGCACCGATCACAGTCTGATACCAGTATGTCTGCTTCTGGTCGAGACGGAAGTTGGCCAGTGCCATGTGGATCTCAGCGGCCAGTACCTGCTGTGGATCCGCGTCATTCACTGGTGAGCAGTGCAATACATCCGAACTGGAGAAGAACGCCTTGGCCACGGACGCACTCGATTTCCTGATCGCAGTACGTGTTTTCGGGCGGAAGATCTTGGACTTCTTGCGGTACTGCTCGGTGTAGTACTTCGAGCCCGGGGGGTGCTGGTTGTTGAATGCTCTCAGGTTGCGCTCGATCTGGTGGCGCATTGAGCTATCCCACCACGTCTTTGAGCTGTAGAACGCCTCCCGGGACAGGGTTATCAACGTATCCTCGTACTGCCGGTCGCTATCCTGTGGATCCTTTTCAAAGTGATCCACCATGCCCACAGACTCGGCCGGGAGCGTAGTGCGGTCGCCCTCAACTACCGGGCTGAAATGTTTGTCGCCTCTAACTAGCGCCGTCGAGCCCGCCATTGTCCTCTCCTATTCGTATCGCTATTTGTCGGAACACACTACCATCTGGCTGCACGTTATCCTTATGCACGATTGCCGCCTTGCCCTCTTCAATCGCTTTCGTTAGATCCTTGTCACGCTGTTTCTTTTGGTCCTTCGATAACCTGTCGGTGATATCCGGGATGAAGTTACCGCGTAGATCCACCATCTTATTCTTGAGCAGGCTGCGCTTGTACTTGCCACGCCTGATACCGTACCGCTCAAGGATCTCACCACCAGCCATTATGGCAGTCTTGTCGGGTGTGTCCTGCATTTCTTTAATCTTGACCGTGTAGCCCCACTCACCGGACAGCCTGAGTGCGTAGATGTAGAACACGCCGCCCTCTTCATCCGGATTAAGGCACCACCACCAGCCCGGATATTTTTTCTCCAGTGCGGCACCCGCGCGCTTGGTCACGTTCTCCAGCGCCCCGCTAACCTCAAGGGTCTTTGGATCCAGAACGTAAGTTGATTCGCCTCTTTTCATTGGTAAAACTTCCGCTCATTGGGCCATGTGTAATCAGCTATATCTGGCGTCCCACGGTTATACACGTCAGCGATGGATTTGGCATCTATACTCCTGAACCCCGGCCGCAGAATGGGCAGCACCGGCTGAACAATGCCAGCATCACCGTCAAGATCGAAAGCCGACGAAGAAAACGCCAAAACACTAAATGCGGCGGAGTCAAAGGCAGCCATTATGGACTACCTCTAAATTTATCAGCATCGATACCAGTACCAATAAGCAGCGTGTCGTTCATGTACTGAGCGTTCGCATCCAGCTTGCCGGCGACGGTAAATATAAGTTGGTCGGTTTTTGCCTGAACGACGGCAACACCTGCATTATCAGGAGCGACCGTGTTTGCACCATTGGTGCCGCGCATGTCTGTGTTGACAGTGACCGTACCAACCACATAATTACCAGTCTCGAATAGCTCATGCTGCAGTAGTTGATCGGTCATGCCACCGGCCTGCACCAAGAACACCATAGCCTCCGTTACGTTTCCAGAACCGATGGTCATGTCTTCATCGAGCAACAGCGTGTAAACGCCAGTACTACCAAGCTCTATCACAGTCGGAGTGGTCATCGGAGTAAACGCGCTCCCATTCCTTGACCGATTGACTGTGAAGCCACTCAGCCCGGATGGGCCGAAGAAATAAACGACCTGATCTATTACGCCAGATGCAATTCTCATGTCAACCTCTACCGGAAAGGATCACAACCCGGGGCTGGGATCAAAATATAAGTGTTTGTGGATACGGCCTGTGTTGCGGCTGGCGTGAAGTTCACCGTATCACTGCCCGGGGTAAAGCTCGAAATACAAAATGTTTGCCCCAAAATTGATCCATCGGTAAACACAACCGCGATATTCTTGGCCCAATAATTAGCATCAGCCTCGGTCAGCGCAGCATCAACAAAAGAGGTCTGGTTGCCGCTATCTGCTGTCCCCTGCAACACAACCAGCTTATCCAGACCAGCATCGACTATCGCCGTATCCGCCGCCGTAGCGAGGTCCACAGTAGAAACGTCATTCAACGCAGCGACCAAGGCATCTACATCATCAACTGCTTTACCGGCCGCCCCAACATGGATCCTGACAACGTCAGCCGGGGCTACCGTGAACCCGCAAGCAGAATCATAAGTAACGGTTTTACCTGCTCCAACGTAGTCAGTAATGGTCTTGACACATTCCTCAGTGCCGCCAACAAACTCGATGGTCCCAAAGTTATAGGCATCGTTGTTCGATGCTCCCGCGGTCAAGGTGATGGTTGTTGTTGTCGGCGCCGTGGCAACTGTTGTCTCGTTCATGTTGCCGGCTTGCCGACTGGTCATCAACGTGTCGGTGCCATTACGCAGATCTTTGAATCCAACCGACTCTACCGCATAGCACTCTTTCCTTGGCAGCGTGCCGGTGATATTTGTGAACACGCAAATATGATCGTCTGCCGTGGAGTCTGTTGCATTGTAAGTGACGGCGTAAACCCCATCACCAAGATGCGTGGCATCGGTTGTGTCGCTCTTGGCCGCACATGAGCCGCCGTCCTGACACACTGTGAACTCAGCATCTGCAATAGGCGCCAGTCCAGTCTCGGCAGTTGCATCGACTGAATCAACAAGCGGGCCAAACTCCAACACCTGACTTGCTGTGGCAGGCTCGATTGTTTGCGCGCTTGCCAGCATTGGCATCAGTGCCAGAAGGAATAATAGTCGTTTCATATCAATTACCCTGTTGATAATATTCGTAAGCCAGTGGTGCAATAGTGCCGCCAGAGGTAAGGTCTTCTGCATTGAACCAAGTAATCGCAGGATTTTGTGTGCTGCCGATATGCACTCCCGGCTTACCCGCAGTAACGATTCTATTCGCTGACGAGTCCGATAAATTAGTAACAACCTGCGAATACCCACCGCCATCTAATTCAATCCAAGCGTTGAGTGTCACCGTAGCACCAGTACCTTCAACTTGCAGTTTCAACTTTATTACGGTAGATCCATTAACCCCGTTCGCAGTATTAAACCCTGTATCAGAGTCCAGCGAATTAAAAGAGCCACTGTCAAGCCGAAGTAAAGTCCATCCATCACTGCCACGAATACGGAAGATGTAACAGTCTCCCGAAGTATAGTTAGGCGTAGCGTCACATCGAACTGCCGAACCAATTCGGTCGGAAGCCCCAGTACCCCCCGTTACTGCCTCAATTTCAGTAAAATAGTCTGTCTCAGAGTTGGCGTCATCAATGACACTCACTGATAGTCCTGAACCAGTAGTAAGCACTAAAGTATCGGTTGCTGCTTCCACGTCTAGGTCTAATGCCTGAGTATCTGCCACCCAAGAGCCGCCCGTATCTTTGGTGTGCGCATCTAAAGCTGTATCACTGGCCTCCGTAAAGGTATCTGTAGCCATAACCGCCGCGAGCGAAATCGCCGGAAATAGAAGTAAAAACAGTAAGGGAATGAATAGAAGTTTACGCATCAGAACGTCACCGTTTCGTCCGACACACCGTTACTGGCGCTACCGACCGAAGTGCAATCAGCGAAGTGCGGGCTACTTGATATGCTAAGTATGTCTGCAATAATTACATCCGTGGCTGGGGCTGAAATAATGAACGGCTGCACCGTCAAGTCATTCATCAATGCGTTCGATACCGCGCCACCATCGACATCGCTACCAGTAAGGTTTGTGGTATTGCCGTAGCCGTAATTTTGATCTCTTGTGCCACCAAACGATCCGGATAAGCCGTTGGCATTTATTAACAAATTACAAGTGAAATCCCCGGTCTGGCCACTGGTCGCTTCGAGCCAAGTGTCCACGGTCTTGATCGTATTGAACGCCCACTCGTTGAGGTCGTTCGTATTGGCTGGATCCCACTGCTTGAATGCGTCCGACACCCCGCTCGTATGCGTGATATCTTCGGCGATATTGCCAATGTAGGACCAGTTATCTACATCAATACCGGCGGAGCCGGTATGCTGAATGAAGTCGGCCATGTCCCAAGAAAGATTATTGAGAAAAAGTACATCCGCCATTTCCTGACCATCACCTGTTCCAGCAGCAGCACCCGAATTGCCACTACCCCCAGAACATGACGCAACGGTTGGCCTGAAACCGAATATCATGTTGCCTTCGATGCGGATAATTTTGCTCTTACTGGTTTCTCTGGCACCACTGTTTGCTTGTTTAAGCTCTATGGATTTTTCAGCACAGGCATGAGTGCCGCTAGGATTTGGCGTGCCATCTGAATCTGTATAGGCGTCAGAGTTTACATAGAACGAATTTCCTGCAATCACGGTGCCTTCAAGATCACCACCCGCTTGAAATTGCACTGAATGCGACGTCATGTTCCACGCTTCGTTATTAACAACCCTAGTGCCATTAACACCTTGTCCGGGCGTAACAAAGTCTGCTTCCTGTGAGCCAGAAGTCACATCCATAGTGGCAACATTATCTTGCACAACGAAGTAATCTGAACCCTGAGTGATGTTCATAAATGTCGATGGAACATTACTGCTGGCATTGAATGAACTATAAGCAATCGCCCAATTATCACAGCCACCGGCACCGCTGGTTGAAAACAATGCTGTCTGGTTGCTGTGATCGGGAACCGTCAAACCCCATATCCACACATAATCATCATCAGCGGTAACACCGCTTTGGTCGCAATTAAACTCGCCAATACGCGCCTGATCACCCGTTGCTAGTAAAAAGGGATGTGTAACAAGATTATCAACGTGGCGAATTACTTTGGGGATAATTTGTTTGCACGTACCACCACTCGTGTAGGTCGTCCACGCCGGTTGCAAAGCAGTGCCAGTAGCATCTTCTCCTTGCAAATCCACCGTGTCAGGATCGATTACCGTGACCCGGAAATTTCGCCAGTGCAACTGCCAAGTACCACCAACCGCATCGTCACACCAGATATAATCGTTCGTGCTCCAACCGTGCGACGATGAAAAATCAACACGTACCGGATCGTTGAACGTTATCGCGCTGATGCTGATCTCACTACCAGCAGAGCCACCATCTGTGATGTTCATCAAACCTTTGACGGTGTTGTGATTGTCCGATGACAGGCAAACGACTTGATTGCCCGAATTGTTGACCTTGGCCCAAGTGGAGTCGCCCAGCGTTACCGTCGCATCACACGGAAAATCAGTAATGACAATCGGTATGCCGTAATCCAACCCGACTACAGGATTCGAGCCAGTACCCGTTTCGTTGCCGCCTGTGGTGCCAGTTCGCGGCGTGCCGAACATATCCCGTTCATAAATTGTGCCGAGTGCCGGTAACGACGACACTACAATCGAAAACGCACTCGAATCTACCGGCGGATTGGTGCCATCGTCACAACTGAAAACGCAACTCGTTGTGGTCGCTACCGGAGAAGTACCATCCTCGTCCAACTCGTCATTGATATTATCAATCGCCATACCAGTTGGTAAGGTGCAGCCCGCCTCATTGACAAAGGTTAAAGGATCATCATCAGGATCAGAACAATCCATCGCCAGATCATAAGAAGATGCGACACCTTCTGCAAAAACGGGCGCCGGGGTGTTGTTCCAGACAGGCGAATCATTGGGCGGATCTGGTGAATCTGCAGGAAAGGAATTATTGGTGCCGGGATAGACTTGCGCTTCACAGGCAACACTGAACACAAAAAAACAGCAAGCTAAAAAAGTGTACTTAAAGCACGAATTTTTCATAGCACTACCCGCTCAGTGCTTACTGCTCCACCTACGCTCATATCGCTCTCCCAGAGGTTCCAGCGATTATACTGCTTTACTTATTGGGTGCAACGTCAGCTATGTTGATGCCATTCAGGTGATCGATCTCGTGCTGGATGCAGGCAGCCTGTGCTTTCTTGCCGCCAACCTTGATACAGCCGCCCCAGCGATCATAGCCCTCGATGGTGACGCGAGCGTCCCGGCCAATCCTGACAGTATGCCCGGGCCAGCTCAGGCATCCTTCGTCACTGTAATAAGTGCCGCCCCACTGCTTGATGATCACCGGGTCAACGATCTCGATCTCGCAGTGTCCCGGCACCTTGCAGATGATTGCGCGCACCGGGGATCCGATCTGCGGTGCAGCCAGACCCCAGCCACCGTACTTGTACAGGGTGCGCCACATGTCATCGAATAACATCCAGATATCAATGCCACGCGGGTTAATCTTATCGATAGGATCACAGACGAGCTGCAGCCGTGGATCCGGGTAATACAGCAGTGGCAGGGTTGGCTCCGGGCGATGCTGCACGAAATCCTTGACCGATGGACTAGGCACTGACGTATCGCTGGCCGTGTGTATCTGGCTTGACCTCGCGCAGCTCCAGCCGCAGCAACTGCAGGTGGGTCTCGCTCATAGGAAAAAAATCTTTGTGCTTCGGGTCGCGGGTCCAGCTATAAACGGATGTGCGACCGCAGCGGCAAAGGGCAGCTACTCGCGCCTTGGATAGACCGTGCCTGTCTATCAGGTTCAGTAGTTCTTGGTTTGGATGTTTCATAACGATCATCATATCTGAACATAAGCAAGTTATCAAACCCTTTACCTATGCGGTTTAATCTGCGCAAACCCATTGCACCCCGGCCGCAGCCCAGTGGTGGCCTCATCAACCTGTTCAGTTCCGGACTCAAAACACCCGTAAGCTATTGATAACACGGTACATGTTATAATATGTATGTAGGGAAAAGGAGATAAACATGGAACTACAACGATACCTCGACCAAGACAACAAGTACCGCACCGCGATGATCACGGCAGAGGGCCGGATCTGGATGCGGGTCTTGCGTGTTGATGATGGCGCGCTCAAGATCGTCAAGCGCCCCATGACCGACCACAAGTACATGACCCCACTACCATGGACCCGCAAGAACAAAGCGAGCCTGCGACGACTGGCGCGGCGACGTGGAACATCCCGGGCAGTCCGGGCCGCAGTAAAGGAGATCTGATGAAACTGAACCAACTCAAGGTATCCGGCCAGCATCCGAAGTGGTGCGGGCCGTCCGCCCTGTCGATAATGACTGGCCGCACTGTCAACCACTGCGCCAAGCTGATCGCTTGGGAACGCAACACGCGGATAGGATGGTTTAGCTGGTACAAAGGCAAGGGATCCAGTAAGCAAGTCAAGGGCGTAGACAATAGCGAAATGAAACGCGCGCTATCAAAGATGGGCTTCATTATGGAGCGCGTCGAAATCCCCCGGCACCACCACCGCCATCAGGTTATGAGCATCAACCCAGATCCGTTCGTAATGCCGACGCTTCACCGCTACATGCGAGAGCGCGGCGGCTCGGACTGGAAGGCCGTCATGCTGGTGGAAGTGACCGGGCATTACTTGGTGATCAATCGCGATACCGTCTCGGACAATCACCAACAGGACAAGCACTACACCAAGCATCGCTGGTCACTAAAGAAGATCGCGCGAGCGTGGATTGTGAAGCGCAAGCCAAAGAGGTAGGATTCATCCGCGGGTTTGTTGGTGATACCCATTGATTATCTTCCCGCACTTTTAAGGGCCCTGCCAGACAGGGCCCTTATTTTATGGTCCCGGTTAAGCCACGCGAACTCCCCGAACTCAACCCATGCCGCGTCGTCGTAAACCTCGGCCGCTTCCTCGGCGGTCAGGTAATAACCGAGCGACCTGTAGCACAATCTAGCCTGATACCGCTTAATTCTCTTGTGGTCATCGGTCATCTTTCTAACGCCTTTGTAGCCACTCACTGGCGCCCGGTTCATCAGGTTCTGCTGGTGGGTGCATATCCTGAGATTGCTGCGGCGGTTATCCAAGCCGTTACCATTGATATGATCAATCTCCATCCCTACGGGAGCTGGAAGGATGGCGTTGTGCATCCTTACGTTTTTACCCATTGTTTGACGATAGGCGTATTGCTTATATTTTTGCACAAGAGCCGTCCACTTAACCTCGGCCAAGTGAGCATCGCAGTCATCTATAATCGCCTCAAAGCCGCGTGTTAATTGTATTAAAATCATATACTTAGTCAACTTCTGGTTCGAGATCCGCGCCCATTTCGCCGGCCAGCTTCACAGGCACTGGGTGCGCAAACGTCAGCGCCAGTGCATCGCCGGTATCCGGGCTCGGCAGTCCACGCTTGGACATATCCTCTTTTGACTCCAGCCGCATACGCATACCAATGTCAAAGTTAAGCATCGGCCCGATCAGATCCTCGAACAGCTCGTTATTGTCCGGGATGCTGCCGGTCTCCAACCACTTAGCGCAGCGGTGCCAGATCTCGACGCGCGGATTATAGTAAGTCAGCGGCTCCATAACCATCGAGCGGTCGCCCCAGTAGATCGGGATCACCTGATCGTATCCATTCTGTACCAGTAATAGCCAGACGCCGTGGCCATAGCCAGTGGCGTCAATGAATACGATGTCAGGCTCCCACTCGTTGATGGCCTGACCGATGTAGCCGGCGATGACGTTGTGATTGGCATCCTGCAGGTT